CTTTCAGGTCTGTGTCGGAACCCAGAGCAATCTCGACCATTAGCTCATCCACCCCGTGCGCGCGACGTAGGGCACCCGGCCCCGGTTGGACCAAGTGTTGTAGACCTGGACGGTCATGTTCAGCACGCCGATGTCACAGGGGCGCGGCTGGCGTTGGCGATAGCGCGCCTTCAGGTTGCCCATGACGTTCTGCAGCGTCGCGGCGCTTTCGGCTGGCAGGGCGCGCCCGTAACGTGGATTAAGCCGCATCGCCAGCAACGTGATGAACGCATCGTCGAACTCCTGTGGGAAGGGGAACTCGCCATCGGCGGCGATCGGCGTAACCTTGACCCACTGCGCCATGTCGGCGCGGTAGAACCAGACAGCCGTAAAGCCGTCCGTATCGAGTACGACGGTGGGCGAGCCATCGATGAGGCGCCCGTTGCCGTCGAGTGTTATCGGATACGTTGCCAGCTGGCCCGACACGTCGATTACTCCCATGCGCGCGCCGTCGTCGGGCTGCTTGGGGAACCATACGGTCTGCGCCATGGAGGTGTCGATCAGCAACCGGCTGTTCTCGACAGGCTGCTGCCAAATTTCCTGCGTCCAGGTGTTGTAGAACGCCGGCTCGATATGCACGTTGTTCAGGCCGATCGGCCAGTCGTGCAACAACTCGCCGACTTCAAAACCAGCCGTGCCCGAGACTATCGTCTGCAGGCGGCGAAGGCCATCGGCTGCTTCCGTGGCATTCGGCTCTACGCCGAGGCCGATCAGATTGCTCTCGCGGTAGCCATCAGTGATAATCTGGGACACGGTGGTCATGGCTGTTAGCCCTTCTTCTCGTCGTTGGCCTTCAGCAGCGCGACGAGCTTGTCACGCGGCCAGTCGGTCTTGTAATCGACCTTGGCGTCGTCGAGCTTCTTCATGATGTCGCCGTCGCTGAGGTCCTTGTACGGGTCATCGGTCACGACCGGCTCCTTGGCAGCGCCCTTGCCCTTGGGCGCCTTGACCTTCGAGGGGTGGTCTTCCCAGCCCGACGGCACTTCCTCCGCCGACTTGAAAATCTCGGCGCGGCCGTCCGGGCCGTAATACCACGCCGGCCACGAGACCTTCTCCCCGGTGGGGTTCGGGTCTTCGATCTCGGCGCGGCGACGCTCGGCGACGGAGTCGTTCATCAATTCATTGGGCATGAGGCCCTCCTACTGCAAAGGGTCCCTTCGTCATCGAAGGGACCCCGGTTTCGTTGGATGCTGCCGCTTACGCGGGGAGCATGATGCCGGCGACGATCAGAGCGTCACGCAGCTTCTGCATGTCGGTCTGAGAGAACGCAGCACCCGGCGCGAGGAACGGCACCTGATTGCTCGGCTGGAGCAACTTGGCGCCGGAGCCGTTGTCGAAGTACTTCGGCGGCGCGTTCGGGAACTGGTTGACTTCGTTGCCGGTGGACGGATCGGCCATGACACAATCTCCTCATTGGGGCGGCACCATTACCGCCCCGGCCTTCGGAACTACCCGATGTTGACGTTCGCACCGCCGGACACTCGGGTGCCCAGACGGGTGTCGAGGTTCTTCACGCCGTACAGCGCATCCCAGCGATGGAGGTGCGTGTCGTTCGTGCCGTCGCTCGTCCGCCAGTAGCGGATGGTCACGCCGGTCTCGGGGTCGGTGGCGAAGCTGGCCTGACCCGAGAACGGATCGGTCAGCTTGGCGAACACAAGGGCAATGGCGCTCTTGTGGAAGATCGCGCTCTGGGAGAAGGCCGTGCTGGCCGCGCCCATGAACGAGATCGCCGCATTGTCTGCGGGGGCGGTGTCGACCGTCGCGAACGCGCCACCGACGATCATCGGATTGGCGATCGAAAAGGTCGCGTTGCCGGCGCCGTCGGCGACCACGTCCGCGAGCAGCGTGAACTGCGCGAGGTACGGGAGCTTCGCCTTGGTGCGCGGATTGACCGGGTGCACGCCCGCGATCGAGAACACTTCACCCGCCTTGAAGGTGGCGCCGGCGGCCCAGCCGTCCGTGATGAGGTTCTGGATGTAGGTCGTGTTGACCGCGGTGTACAGCACGTTCTGCGCGGCGCCGTTGATCGTGCCCGCCCCGGTCGCGGCCCGCGTGCCGGTGACGAGGTTGATGATCGACTGCGTCATGTACGGCTGGACGTTGCCGAGCAGCGGAATCTTCGCCCGCTCCAGGGCGTTCTCGGCGATGTCGCGCTGCGCGTACAGCCCGGTGAACGTACCGGCCAGCTTCCAGTAGTCGGCCGGCGAAAGGACGCCCGCGCGGCCGTCGCCCGGCACCGCCATCTCGTCCAGCTTCTGCGGACCCTGGAAGAAGTCGGCGGCGTTGCTGATCACGGTACCCGGCGTGCCCGTCCAGGACGGGAACTGCAGGACCGTGCCCATCAGGTCGCTGTCGATCTGCTGAGCCAACTGCGCGGCCTCGGCCTGCATGATCGCGGACTTCAGCAGCTGATCGACCGTCAGGGTGTCTTCCAGCGACGTGAACTGGATATCGATGCCCTTCTGCTTGTCGATCTTGACGGGCACTTCGCCTTCGATCACATTCTGGACCTGCGCCACGGCGCCGTCGCGGATGATGAACTCGGGCGGACGCTTCACGTAGACCGTGTTACCGATCTTCTTGAATTCGTTCTTGAACTCGGTCGTCACGAGCTTGCCCATGACCAAGTTGTTCTTCAACAGCTTGAGCATGACGTTCGCGTAGACCTTCGGAGTAAGAAGGGTATTCGCCATGGTATTCAATCCCTATTGGCCCCTCGGGGCGCTGTTACTTGGCGAGAATCTTGTCGGCCGCCTTGTCGAAGGCCGCAAAATCATCGGTGTCGGCGTTGACGGTGAACTTACCACCCGCGCCACGGACCAGATTGGCCGGCGGAGTGGGGGCCTGCGAGACCTTGGCGGGTGCCGGGGCCTTCGCAGCTTCGGTGCGTGCGGTGGCCTCGCTCATGAAGCGCGCCTCGAGACGGCCCAATTCGCGGGCCTGGAGGTACGGATCGAGAGCGGCGATGCGCTCGGCCTCGGGAACATTGCTCGCCAGATGGTAAGCGATGTCCGGGCCGACTTCACTATCACGAATGCCCAGCGCGATCAGCGGCGGGCACGGCCACTTGCCGGCCTTGGCCGACTGCGTGACCTTCTCGTCGAAATCCGGAAGCCGCTCGGTGGCCTTCGCGATATTCGTCTGATAGTTGGCATCGAGGCGCGCGAATTCAGCACGCTGCTCGCTTTCGGCGTGCTGCTGCTGGAATTCCTGCCGCGCCGAGAACTTGGCAAGGTCCGTGATATACTTGATATCGGCCTCGCCAAATTCGTAGTCCTCCGCCTTGGGTTCGGCGTTGGGGTCTACGGCGGGCTTGGCCTCCTCCTTGGGGGCCGCGCCCTTGTTCGCCTGCTCGCGCCAGTAATCGGCCTGACGCTGCGCCTCGTTGGCTCGCGCTTCGGCCTCTAGAACGGCAGGCGACTTCTCGACCGGCTTCGCAGACTCTTCCTCCTTCGGCTTCGTACCGTCGGGTTCGGCCTTGGGCTCCTCAGCCTTCGGCTCTGCGGGGGCCGGATCGCCCCCAAACTCTCGCTCGAGATCCTCGGCCGTGATCTCCTTCGGGACCTCGGCGGCCTTGACCTCGACTTCCGGCATCGCCAAAGCGTTCTCTTCGGCGGCCGGGGCTTCGGCGGCTGGCGCAGCGGCAGGATGCTCATCGGGCGCGCGCAGGAACCGTCCGGCCGCGCGCTCGGCGCCGGTCATCGGGCCGAGGAGCGCACGGTGGGCCACGGTGCTCATGATCGACGGGATATTGAGACGCTCGGTCATCACTTGCCTTTCTTGGCCGCTGGGGCCTTCTGCTGGGGCTTCTGGCGGGATTGCCTGTCTGCCCGTTCTTCACTGCCCTGATGGGCTGCGTGCTTGTGTTCGAGCTCCTGGAGGTGGTGGAGGCTCGCCGCCCGGTCGTGGACCCCAGCCTCATGCGCCCCTGCGTGTGCCTCCCTCGCCCGTGCTTCTGCCGCGTCAGCTTCGGCCGACGCAGACCGGGCCTTGTGCCCGGCCGCTTGGGCGTTCGCCTGCGCGGTGTACATCTCGGCCTCCTTGGAAGCAAGCTCGATTTTTCTCATACTATCCGCGTGCTGCGATTGCTGCGCCATTTCGGCCATTTGCACCGACTGCGCCGCCTGCCCTTGCTGCTGTTGCTGGGCCAACTGCTGTTGTTCCTCGGGCGACATGTCGGCCGGGTCCATAAGCTGGGGCGGTATGGTCTTAGCCACGCGCTCGGCGATCTCCGCAGCGCCGGGCCAGTCCTGATTTTTGATGATCAGGTCGCCGGCGATCTGCATCAGCTGCGGGGCCACCTGAATGGCCTGCATCATCGCGTCGGCGGCGGCCTCGCGGGCCGTGGTGAACGAAGGCCCGGTCTCGACCGTCACGTCGTACTTACCGACGGTAAGATCGATGCTGTCCGGGTCGTTCGGGTCGTTGATGTTCATCAGCCGATGCTTGGTATTCGCGCCGATCGCCCGCACCACGCGCGGCGTGTCGTAACAGACGCCAAGCAGCTGATTGATGACATCGCCGCCTTCCTGAATGGACTCGTTCAGGTTGTCGTGGAAGATGATCGTCGCAACGTCGCCCTCCTGCTTGCGCGCCTGGATGGCCCGCCCGCTGATCTCGTTTGAGCGCATGCCCAACGAAGCATCCTGCAGACCAGTCGTGTCCTTGATATCCTGCGTGTTAAGCTGCACTTCCTGCAACAGCGCGGCCTCGATCGGCGGCGGGGCCTGCCGCTGAGGCGGCTCGGTGCCGTCGTTAAAGATGAGCAGCGGGTCGGACGACAGGTGAGCGTTACGGAAGTCCTCCTCTCGCCCCTTGACCGACTTATGCTCCGCCAGCCACGGTGCCTTGGGCGCCATCGCCAGCTTCTCGGCCATGGTCGAGCGCCAGTAGTTCTTCAGCCGCTGCGAGTCCTTGGCATTCCTGATAAGGCTGTAGCGCACACGGTCTTCGCCAACTTGGCATTCGCGGCCCGTGACCTTGATGATCGGCAGACGCGTGATGGGGAGCTCATACGGCCCCTCCAGAATGTCGAAGCCGGTGATCAAGTGCATCTGCGCATAGGTACGCGGCGCGCGGCGAATACGAGCCGCACCGGTCTTCGGGTCGCGGTACGCGTACGGCATGTACTGTTCCGGCTCCATGTCGGTGACGTCGACCGTGGAGCCGTCGGTGTACAAGCAGAGCTCGCGCATCTTCTCGATCATGCGCCAGAACTCGGTGACGCGCACCGTGTCGCGATCGAACCACCCCGAGTTGAGCGCCGCCGTGGTCAGGCTGTCGTCCATCTCGCCGGGGCACGGGTGATCGGGGTACATCTCCTCATAGACGTTGCGTGGCATCGTGTCCTGCACGAAGACGTGCCGGGCGTCGCGGCCGGTGATGTCCACGCCCATGCGGTCCCAAACCACGGCGAGCGGGTTCGGGATATGCTTGATGAAGATGTCCTGCTCGAAGACATCGTTATCGGCATAGTCCATGACAATACGGAACGCCGAGATGCCGCAGGTCACCTGCGCGGCCAGCGCCTCGTCGTACACGCGCTTGGCCCGGCTGTACGCCTCGATCGACCGGATAAGGTCCTCGCGGGTCTGGGCCATATCGACCGTGGCGTCCTTGCGGGGCGACACCTTGATCGAAGTCTCGTTGAGGCGACGATCGCCGACGACCTGTCCGATGAACTGCGGTAGCGTATTGATCGTAAGGCACGGGCGCCCGGCCCGCTCGCGCGCAGCGCGCACGTCGGGGTCCCACTGGTCCATCACAAGGAACTTCAGGTCGTCGAGTGCGGCCTCGCGGTTCGAGCGGTCATAGGCCGCGTCGGCGTCGTATTCCTTGCGGGCATAGTCGACGAACGCCGCAGCGTCCTTGAAGCCGTCGGGCGTGTACTTCGCCTTCTCGCTGTCCTCCGGGTCCTGCGCACCCATGTCGTTCGGGTTCACGTGGCCGAACGAATTGGTGGCCGGGGCCACGTCGGTGGCCGGCGCGCCGGCCTTGGGGGTGGGGAACCTACTCGCCATCGTGCTTCACTCCTGCCTGTTCCATCTGCTCGCGCAGGATGTCGATCTCGGCCCGAATGGCCGCCACGTTGCTCTTGAACCCCGGCTTCGCGTTGCCATCCGCATCCGTGCGCGACCTGAGCATCTGGGTCACACGATCCATTCGGCTCTTGAGCCCGGCCACTTGTTCCTCCGTCATGCTGCCATCCACCCTGTTGTCTTACGTGTTGCGCGGCGAACCGCCGTGAACTTGTCGCTCGGCGGGTGCCGCTCGATGTCGGCCCGCACCTCGCTGGCGAACGTCAGCGCGATGGCGTCCCAATAGTCGGGCGAACGCACGCCGCGCTTGCGCATCTGCTCCTTGCTCTCCAGGATATAGTTCTGCGAAGCGTCGTAGCGGTAGCTCGGGGCGCAGCCATCGGACTGCAGTACACCCTCGTCGGGAATATCAGCCCCGCCCGGCTGTTGAAGCCAATCGCGCGACCGCCCCCACATCTCAGCCCTGCGATTCTTCGGTCCGGGCTTCTCTTCGCCACTCGGCAACGTAATAATGGGCTCCTGCGCCGGATCGCCGAAATTCACAGCCTCGATGAGGTTCTCGTACTTCTCGCCCCAGCTGACCAAGATGTCGTACACGCCGGCGCCCACGCCGCCCACGTCGATAAACACCTTGCCTGGCTTGTCGGCGTCGATAATCTGCTTCATGCGGTTGGCGCCCGCGACCACGTCGCACTTCTGAATGCCCTCGGTCTTCGTGACCTTGCGCCCACGCCGCCACGCAATGGCGAACAAGTCATCACCGAACCGCGCCGGATCGACACCGATGACGAGCGCGCCGTGGGCCTCGATATTCGCCTTACGCGCCCGCAGAATGTCAGCCGACTTGATAAACGAGTCGTGGCCGGTGGTCTGGAAAGCCTCCTCAGCCGTGGCCGGGTACTCCTGCTTGAATAGCATGGCGCCCAACTCGGCGATCTTGGCGCGCCGCCACACCATCTGCCCCATTTCGAGCCCGTACAGCTGATGATACTCGAATTCCGAGATATCGTCGCCCTCGCGCTCCTGCGACAGGTAGAATCCCTCGGGGACCGGCCGGGTGTAGCCGGGGTCCCAGAACCACGGTACGAAAACCGCGATATAGTCGCCTATTCCGGCCTCGGCCTTCTGCCAGCGCTCGTAAAACTCCCCGACGACGCCGTTCGCGGTGGACTCAAGTATGATCTCAGTACCCGGTAGGTCAGGGACGGCCTGCACCGAAGAGGCGAAGTGGTCGCTGGCGTTCGGCCAGAACGCCACCTCCGAACCATGGAAGAGGCGGATCGTCTTGGAGCGCCCCGCTGCCTTCTGACCCGCCGTTGCAACCGCGTAACCAGAGTCAAGTTTGTTGAATAGGAGTTCTTTCGCATTGGCTGCTCCCGTCGAAGGCCGTAGCGGCGTATGTTCATGGTATCGGGCCACCATGCCGAACAGATTGTCGGTCGCCGGCTGCTCATGGGTGAGAATGTATACGTTCGTACCGGGCGTCAGGCTCGACCTGTGGTAGAACCGCCCGCCGATATACGTACTGGCTCCCTGCTGCCTGCCCTTGAGTACGAGCGCGCGCACCATGCCTGTGGTACGCAGCTGATCCTCCAGCCGGTCGTGTATGAAGTGCTGCGCCCGATTAAAGACGAACGGTTCCTTCTTGCCCGTCTTCGTCTTGATCGTCAGGCACTTGGACGCATACAGAGGATAATCCCCCTTCAGCGTCGCGAGCGACTTCAGCTTCGCCTCAAGCTCGGGCGTGATGCGCGCTGGGACGTTCACTTCGGCCACATGCTGTTGATATGGTCCATGATCACGCTGAACGGGCTCGACAGGTAGTTCTGCGTGGGCGGCGCGGCGGCAGTCGGGCGCGCCGTAGCCTGTGGGCCGCCCGCCCGAGGCCCCTCCGGAGCTCACCGCGCCATTGTTCTGCCTGTAGCCCGCGCTCTGCCGTTGCAGGAACGCATTCATGGTCGCGTAATCGGGGTAGCCCTGCGCTCGGGCCATCGCGTCGAGGTCTGTCACTTCTGCTGCTCCCTGAACAACGAGGCCGCAGCCTCTACGTCTACTTCTTCCCTTGCCTTGTCGAGCAACTCATGCCCGATCGCCGTCGCGGCCTGCTCCACGGTCTGGTCGGCCCGCTTGCTGAGCATATCCAACAGCGTCTCCAGCGGCATGTTCTTGGACTCGTCCTCCACCTCGACGGGGATGAGCCGCGCCCATATGCGGTAGAACTCGGTGGGGTTACCCCGGCCCCACCGCACAAGCTCCTCGACGCCACCCATATCCTCGAACGCGGCGTACAGATTGGCCCGCGCCGTCTTGGTGACCTTGCTTAGGCCCCGGCCCGGCAGTGGGACCCCTTCTGTATGTTTGTGGGCCGCGTTGGCCTTGAATTCCCCATCACGTGGCGCTCCGGCCAGCTGCGCTTCAAGCTCAGCGACCCGCGCCTGCTCGCGCTGCAACATGGCTTCTGTATTCTCGGCGCGCGTAAGGGCCGCCCTCGCCCGTCGCTCTGCCGCGATGGCCTTGGTCTGCGCCTTGGTGACCTTCAGGCTGGCTTCGATCTCGTCGGTGACCGCTTCTTCGATCTCCGCCACCTTTTCGGCGGTGGCTGCCTTTACCCGTGCCCGGCGCGCTTCTTCGTTCACACGCTTCTGCGCTGCGGCGACCTCTGCCTTGCGAGCTTCTACGCGCGCCTTGCTCGCGGCGCGCACCTCTGCGACGCTCGGCATCTTAGGCGACTTGGGTCGCAGGTCACTGGCGCGCGGCATCTTGGGCATTCGTGTATCCTTTGCTTCTTCGTTACCTCGTTACCCGGCCTCTTGGGGCTCCGAGCCGGAAATGCGATAACTCTCAGAACACTTCTCTCTAAGGTGCTAGGGTCCCATATGAGGCGCAACCGCCGAGCAACCGCAACCCCGTCCCCCGCCGCCACGCTGCCGAGAGCCCACGAGACAGAGGAACTCCCCTCCCACGTGACGTTAACCATGTTCATTAACCACGAAGACACGCAGACTTCCGTGCTTCCGAGAACGTGGCACATTTCATGCATTAGACATCATGGTTAAGACTCTTCGAGCGTTGCAGCGAGGCCGCTGCGGTTGATACTACGTAGTTAACGACGTGTAAAGAGACTCGGTCTGGCACGGTTCCTGCAAACAGCAGATTTAACACATGGGCGGCCATAATCGCCAGCGTTCGCAGCGGCTTAGCACCCAAGGGCCGCCCTCGACAGGCCAATCCGAACAAACCCGAACAGGCCCAAGAAACGCAGAAGCCAAGCAAATACAGCAACTTAGAATACAGAATTTAACACTTAACACTTCGAACGCTAAATTGCCTGCTAAATAAGAATAGTTAAGATAGGTAATACAGGTTATAAACCAGTACCGCCTAAATAAACTGAATTTATTTGGGCGGCAATTGCAGGGGCAACCCGAACAACTATCTGTAAAGTCGCGAAACCCACCAACGCCGGGCTTTCGCTAGCAATAGAAAGGTTACACATGGCGCGCCGCAAGCGTATGGTTACGCAAGAACAATACGAAGCCAGCCTACTGCCCAAGGGCGGCCGACCACGCCGCAAGGGGCCGCCAAACCTCGCCCCGTTAGGCGTGTCGCGTGGCTGGCTGATAACCCTCGAAGCCGTGCTACACACTATCGCCGACCATGGGCTAAAGGCCGGCGACGAAACAGTCGTAGAATTGCTTCGCGACACCCGCGCACTTATCGCCGACAGCCTCGCCCGATCGCAGCGACAAAGCGAGGTGGCCGCGCGCACCATTCGGCCAGCCAACACGGGTGGCCGAGTGTCGCTGTTCGCTTACCGTGTTACCAAGTCGTTCCCCGACGAACCCAAGCTACCCGGCAACATGTACATAGAACTCGACATCGCCAAGGCGGCCGAAGCCATCGGTATGGGGCTACAAGTGCTGCGAAACGCCATGTCGCGCGGCAAGGGTTTCGTAATGCGCGAGCGCTGGGTCAAGGTCGAGCGCACCACGCGCAACCTAGCGCGCAAACCGGGCGAGCCCGCGTTGCAGCGTATCGAGCTACAACGCATTTCGCGACCAGATTCTGGCACGGAACATGCAGCAGGCACAGAACCGGAACAAACACCGAATGTCCGCGTAGAGCGTGAAAACGAAGCTTAGCTAGGCAACGGGTACTCAGAAACCTAATTCCTCTCTACGGGCTTTCTGGGCGCTTACAGGCCATGTTCGTCCCGGCCCACCGCGCAACCACGCCGAGCCAGAACTTTCTGTAGTTAACAAGAAATTAACCACGATTGTTCTTGTACGGCACCAGAACCTCCCTACACATGTGGGCAGGGAACGGTAGCAGCCGGCCCACGGGCGACCCCGCACACGGGGCGCGCGGCTCTTTAACATCGTGAAACCAAACGCTCGGCTGGTGCGATCGGCCGTTGCGGTTGCCCCTGCCCTACATCGGCTAGCCAACCCGGCTTGCCTTACTAGGGCAGGAGCCAAACCCATGCAGATTTACAAGAATGTTAAGCCCTACGCGGTGCTGGACGATAACTGCGGTAGCAACCCGGAGGGTAAGCGCTTTACCGATTACGCGGAATACGAAGCGCATTGCGATGCGGAGGGCTATTGCGCCCATGATATTTTGATCGGCCGTAGCCGCGAGGGCTTCGACGTTTACGCAATGCCGGATTTTTATACTGAGTGGCTGGCGTTCGGGTCCGATGAGGCCGCGCTCGCACACTTTAACAATCTGTGCAGCTAAGGGTGCAGGGGCAACCGCAACGAAGGAGCGAAGAACATGGAACGACTGACTTTCGCCAAGCTGAAACAGCGCGTGCGGGAAGATGCCCCGTCGTGCAGCGTGCGCAAGCGCGATGGCGAATACCGCGTGGCCTATTACGCTGGCAGCGACGCCAGCCGCGAGGCGAGCGCCTACTATACCAACGATCCGGTGGATGCCTACGACACCGCCTGCTACATGCACCGTCATGCGTAGGCGCATGCTATTGGTGGAGAACCTGCTCCACCAGCCTAACCTCCGCAGCGACCACCCTAGGGCCAAGCCCTACGCGGTGGCATGGGTGCCTTGCCGGCGTTCGCCCGATCGGCTTGGCAGGATAATCTATAGGGCGTATAAGCAGGCTGACGTTTGCGCGTAGCGGCATGGTGCGATCGTGCCGCTATCGCAACCGCCATTGGTTGCAGCTGACAGATACATGGAGATACGAACATGGTTGCCAAAACGACAAAGGCCAAGCCGGCCGCCAAGACCGCCCCCAAGACCGAAAAGGTAACGTCGCGCTCGGCCGGGTACAGCAAGGGCGAGATCGCCGCCCCCAAGCCGAGCAAGTTGGTTGCAGCGGCGGCTGCGAAACAGGCGGAACTCGACAAGGCCGCGAAGGGCACCGAAACCAAGCGCGCCCCGAACGCCGACAAGATCACCAACATCGCCAATGCCAAGGGCGCCGATGGTGCGCGCGTTCTCGAGACCGAGGCCAGCCAAGCGGGTAAGGAAAAGCCGCTGGCGTTGCTACCCCACCAGCTGACCGCCGACGTTCGCAAGCTGGCCGTGTTGGGCGGCTCGCTCAAGGCGGTGCGCCAGTACATCGCGACGCACAAGCCGGATGCGAAGCTGGCCCATGGCGTAACGGCCCGCGTGGCCCCGAACGCCGCCAAGGCCGCGTCGGACCAGCGCAAGCCGGCCCCCGCCGCGCCGAACCCGAAAGCCAAGGTTGGCGCTAAGGGGCAGACCCAGACCGGCGCGCCCAAGCCTGCGCCCAAGCCGAACGTGACCAAGGAGCCGGGCAAGCGCCTTTCGGGGCAGGCCTATGGCGGCAAGGTCGAGGACGCGATGACCATTACGGTGGTGGCCGGTTCGAGCCCCTACAAGTCGGGCAGCAAGGCGGACGCCACGTTCGGCCTGTTCGGCAAGGCCAAGACCGTCGCCGACTTTCGCAAGCTGGTCGCGAAGTCGCCCGACAAGTATGACGCCGGGTACATTCGCTACGCGGCGCGGGACGGCTTTATCGTTCTCAAGTAATGCTTACGGGTTAGGGGCCGCGCCCGACGATACGCGGCCCCATCGTGGCGCAGCCCTAAGCGGCGCAGCCCAAGGAGAATACGAATGTCGACGCAACCTAACCAATACTCGCAGCCCTGCTTCGTATGCGGCGAGGAAGTCAAGCCCATGGCTGGCGTTCTCGACGGCAAGAACAGCGCGGGCCGTTCGCGGGTGCGCCATATCGGCTGCACCGTGGAGGAGACCAAGACGTTCGACCCCAAGGACCCCAAGGCGTGGGTCTGGGAATCCGCCGCCGATATGGCGCACGCTGACCCGTTCGGCAAACGCGCCGCGCGCCCTGCTCCCGAGAACGTGCCCGCGCTCAAGGACTTTTTAAGCGAGGGCGAGGATGCGCTCGCGTCGATCGAAGGCACCATGGAGGACCTACTGGCCAACGTCGGCGACGCCGTGGCCGCGATACTCGACGATCGCATGGGCAACGTGCTACCCGGCTTGGTCGCGCTGGAACTCGAGAACCACAAGAAGCTTGAGATAACCGTGGGCGACGCGGCGCCCCAGCTGCTCGACAGGGCACACAAGCGCCTGCCGCTTATCCTCGAGACCGTGATGGCAGGCCAGTCGCCAATGCTGGTGGGCCCGTCGGGTAGTGGCAAGACCACAGCGGCCGAGCAGGTCGCCAAGGCGCTTAGCCTGCCGTTCTACATGGCGGCGCGCGTCACCAGCGAGTTCAAGCTGATGGGGTACGCCACCGCGACGGGCCAAACGGTGCGCACGCAGTTTCGCGAGGCCTTCGAACATGGTGGTGTGTTCCTGTTCGATGAGATCGACGCGAGCGACGCAGACGCGCTTACCGCGTTCAACGCTTCGTTGGGCAACGGTATCGGCGACTTCCCCGATGGCATGGTAAAGCGGCATAAGGACTTCCACGCGCTTGCGGCGGCCAACACCTATGGGCGCGGCGCGGATCGCCAGTACGTCGGGCGAAATCAGCTGGATGCCGCGACGCTGGATCGGTTCGGGGTGATCGAAGTCGATTACGATGAAGAACTGGAACTCGCATTGGTCGGCGACACGCCGCAGGCGCAGGCGTGGTGTGTGTGGGTGCAATCGATCCGCGCGGCTGTCGCCAAGGAGAAGGTGCGACATATCGTGTCGCCCCGCGCTTCGATCGGCGGAGCCAAGATGCTGGCGCGCGGCATACCGCGCAACGAGGTGGAGGAGGCCATGGTTTGGAAGGGCATCGATGCGCCCACCAAGCAGCGCGTCACGCTGGCCCGTGTCGCGCACCCCACCCGCGCAAGCGATGGAGCAAAGCTGTGATCGTCCGTTACGAACGCGGCTCCAAGTGGGCCGCCTATGGCGAGAACCTCATGGACGTGGCGGCGTACCTGCGAACGTCGGAGCGGCATTGGCGCTCTGATATTTCACAGTCGCGTATGCGCTCCCCCAGCTGGGACCTTGACGTCGGGTACAACGGCGCCACGCGGCTGGCCCACGATGGCTGGAGCGACGGCGCGCGCGAGTTGCACGGCCTTATCCACGCGGCTGACATCAAGAACGAACGGCATACGGTGGAGCAATGGGACATTGCCGGCCATGCGCCCGACGTGGCGCGCTACTTGGCCGGCGACCCTGCCCATATGCGGCGGCGTTCGCGTTCGCCCGATACGACGCGCGCGCCGATCGTGTCGCTTATCTACAACATCGTCGCGGCCGAAATGGTATCGGCCAAGTCGCTGGCGCTGATGGGGTCCGCCATGGTCGCGATTGTTGACCAGCTTGAAACGCGCGGGCGCCGTGTCGAGTTAAGCGTCGGATATAGCGCTCGGCTACGTGGCGGAAAGAACACGATCGCGGGTTGGCTGGTCAAGCGGGCGGAGGACCAACTCGACATCGCGGCGGTGGCGTTCAGTGTGGCGCACCCTGCCGCGATGCGCCGGCTTTGCCTTGGTATCGTGGAGCGCTCGCCATATGAGTGGACGGACGATACCTATGGGCGGCCCATGGCGCTACAGCCGGGCGACTTGCCGGGCGCCGACGATAACGCCCTGATCGTACAGGGCCTGTCGATCCATTCGTTCACCGCACCCACGTCGGTGTTGGGCGCCGTGAACTTGCTAGCGAAGCAGATCAACGAGGCGCATGGTAGCGACCTTATCGAAGTCGCGGTGCAGGTATGACCCTGCGGGAACTGGCGGCGCTGGCCTTGGTGGCCGGCGCCATCGTGGGGTACTTATTGGTCGGGGTTGCAGAGGCGCCGTTCATCGCGGCCCTCGCCCTGTTTCATGGGAGGCGGTAATGGGAATGCTGCTTGCGATACTGTGGGGCTTGGTGACTATCACGATCGTGTACTTCGCGGTCTTCACGCCCATCGTGCTGTTCGGCGTCATGGTCGAGTGGCTTTGCGATGCCTATACCCGCTGGGAGGCCAAACGGCGCCGATAGCGCTTCCGGGCATGGCATGGTATATTGCTCGCGACGGAGGTGCGCATGGTATTGTTCGGCGTGGTGGAGCTAGGTGCGTTCATGACTAGCGGCGCGCTGCTTGGCCGCTGCATGTTCGTGCACGTGCCCAAGCTGGCGAAGATGATATGGGACGGGTTGCAGAGCGATGATATCGTCGATCGCTACTTGGCGCTGCCTATGGCGCCCCCGTTCGATTATTATTCGGATGAACTGCGTCGATCGCGCGAAGATGCGCTGATGCGGTGGGACAACGGGCGAGGGCCATTCTGGTTTGACCCCGACTTTGGCAAACCGGGCTGGGAGCCCAAGGAGGTGAAACATGGGCAAGCGTCGCAGCCCGGATCGTATATGGAGACAGAACTTGGACAAGATACCGCCGAAGAGTTCTGCCGTGCCTGCGGGGAGCGGCTCTGGCAAGGGCGATGCGTCCAGAGGTGCGAGTACGCCCTCCCCGCATTCGGAGTTAACGTCTATCGACCTCGCTCAATTGCACGATTTGACAGACCGCGTGGCAGCGGGCGGCCCGCTGGCGGAGGGCGAGATGGAAATCGCTTTGATGATAGCAATGCCGGAGCGCCTGCCGCGCGGTATGCGAACGCTTACGATACAGGAGCTATCGCTGGCGGACTTGCATGCTCTGGTATGCAAAATGCGCGACAGGATCGATTCATGGCAGCAGCACAAGCGCTCCAAGCTACCGCCCACCGCAACGGACTACTCGGAAATCGAGCGACGAATTCTAGGTGGCCTTGCAGAATCTGCGGCGAAGAGCTCGGCCATGCCTACTGGTGCGAGCCCCACGGGTAGGGACGTTGAGTTGCGGCAGGAGTATTTCGACGAAGGGAAAGAGATGGCAAACGGACGACCTGGGCCGGGCCCCGGCTGGGAGTACTATGCGCCCAATATGGAGTGGCGCGCGATACCGCCCGGCACGCTCGGCCATGAGCCGAGCGCGTGGGAGGAATACGGGCGACAGAAGTATGGCTACCGAGACGATGTACCTAAGCGGCGCAACCGAGAGTATCTGTTTGTCGGCGGTGTGGGTGCGGGCCAGCGTCGGGCAGTACCCAAGGAGCACTCACACTTCGCCCTGTCGGGGGACTTTGAGCCGAGTTCTCCGGCGACCCCTGTATGGCCGGAGGCGTCATATACCTCTACGTATCGTCGCGTGGAGGTTACGGTCGGCAACGCCACGATGGAAGTTATGGCCGAAACTTCCATGGGGCCTGCTGACGTCGCGATGGAGCTACTGAAGCACTACCGGCCCAACGCGGTGGATGATTGCGGCGAATGCCGCAGTCGCTCCGCATACGAAAGGATGAAGAAGTAATGGACGAAGACGAATTGCCGGGCGAGGTGCCCGACGCGCCGATGGCGCTCCACAACGCTATCATGAACACGCTGCGCCGCCGCATGCCCACAATCAGCCCGCAGAAGGCCGATCAGGTGGCGCAGAGCGTTATCCGCACGGTTATGATCTGGTACGCGGCCGAGGCGGCCAAGTTGGAGGACGGCAATGGTTGACAGCGCGAATTCGATAGCCGCGTGGGAGCGCGCCGTAAAGGATGAGGAATATTACAAGGCGCTCGCCGATGGTCGGTGCCTGCGCTGGCGGCCGATCGCGACGCGGCCCGATGATCGTCCTGTCATCATCGTGTGCCAAGTCGATGACGATGATTGGTCCATGGCGCGCGTCATGCCAAAGGTCGAGGCGCTGGTCTATGGCCCGCTTGGGCCGTGCAGCGCAACCCATTGGTGCGAGGACATGCTCGGCACACCGTATGTTGCGCCTATTGCCAAGACCGGCGAGCCCGGTTAGGTTAACAACCGAGCGCGGGCCTGCTGGGGCAGGCGTGGCCGTGAGAGCGGCAAGTGCTAGGTGGCTCGGCATGGGTAACTCCTGCCGGGCCATCTTTGGTCTTGAGAGTACGGGGACGTTATGGCGCGCAAGGGTGGTTGGACGAAGCTGGGCCGCGACAAGCTTGAGAGCTCGGGCCTTACGACAGAAATAGGCGAGGCGCTGGGCATGTACGAAGTCGCGAGCGCGACCACGCTGCTCCCGCAATTCGAC